TCTTCATTCTTTCTTAAGTTTTTTATAATCATTAATCCAATCACCTTTAAAATCTAACCATAAGAAACCATTCTTCTCTGCCCACTCTGCGTAGGTAGTCTTACTACGTTTGGTTATCCTATTGCTAGCGTTCATAAATAAAAATATAATAGTAATGTGTGGATTGGATTGTTTAAACCAAACCATTTTCTGTCGAGTAGCTAAGTCTAACTTGCCTTTAGCTTCTATGTATACATTGTTAGCCATCTTAAAGTCTGGTATATACTTGCGATGAATCACTGGCTGTATATACTCATGCTTATCAGGTTCGTACTTACATGACTTGTAATGTTTACGTAACTCTTTCCATACTATAGCTTCAAACTTACTTTTGAATGTTGGCATAGTGATCCTTGTATTTGAGTCTATCATTACGTAGGATCCATAAACAACTTGCATTCATTAGAAACTCTTCTTCATTACCATAAGCATTTAATACTCTACTTAGCATTTCTTTTTCGGTATTAGCACCATCGAGAAGTACTTTAGCTTTCTTATCTCCCATGCCATCAATGCCTTTGATATTGTCACTACGATCACCTTTGATACACTGTTCATAAAATAGACGAAGACCTTCTAGTTCTGTTTGTTCAACAAAAGTATCAGGTCTTGTCCATCCTTTACCATTAATTTCCCAAGAGAAATGTCGACCTGGTATTTGTAACAAGTCTTTATCTAAACTGCATATAATAGTATCATCGGTTTGAAAAATACCTAGCATATCATCTGCCTCTAGGTCTTCATCTGCTACCTCAGCATTAAGCTCAGCAACTGACCATGCTCTTAAGTCTTCTAAGTGTCTAGGCTTAGGTGCAGTTCTGTTTGCTTTATACTCAGGATAGATCTTTTTCCTAAAGTTTGTAGTACCTGTTAAGAAAGCTCTGTAAGAGCTAGCCCCTGTCTTCTCAAGTATCTGATCAAACAATTCACTAGCTCTGTACTTAGCTATACCAAAGTCATCATTCTCTGCACTTGCAGCACAGCGAAAGCATACTAAGTCTTGGTCAATTAACGCTTGCATTAGAAAGGTATATCGTTAGCTAGGTCGTCAATAGCATCTGATGTGCTATTGCCTTCCATTACAAAACGTTCATATTGTTTAGCTAATGCTACTACGTCTGCACTAGATAGTGCTTTACCATGTGTTGCTAGAGTAGCTACGGCATTAGATAGTGACGATTGTCTTACAATCATTAACTGTCTTAGGGCACGTTCTTCTTTAGTTTCATAGTTACTACCTGTTACTCTTGTAGCGTTGTTAGCTTTAGGTGCTGATGTCGAGGCACCCCCTGCACTAGCGTTTGTAGGTGCAGGTGCGACCTCTCCATCTGCTAGGATTTTAGTCCACTGCCAGTAGCCTGCATCGTCTTTCTCCATGGCTATGTTTACTTGGTCACCTTTCTGCCATGTTTGTGCAGATCTAAATACATCTGGGTTAGAGAATGACATTAGTTTTTTACTGCTTACTCTACCTTGATCATCTTTGTAGGTAACTTCTAATGACTGATACTCTCTACCATTTCGGTTAGTGTTAGTGGTTGGTGCAGGTACATCTATAATATTAATTAACATTTACTGTCTCCATGTTACCCCATGTAGGTCCAACTTCACATTCGACTCTCATGGGTAGGTTAAATTTATGTCCAAATAACTTCTCAAAGTTATCAGGTACATCGTTAAAACATTTCTCAACAATTTTAACTATACTTATATTATCCCATACATTAGGATCAAAGTCAAGTATAATTGAATCATGAACTGTATTAATTAGTTTGACTCCTTCTTTGTTGAGTAATCTATTGCGTAAAGAAACTCTAGCTATTGACATTAAGTCAGCTCCTAAGCCTTGTACTGGATAGTTTAATATCTTAGTACGTGGATGTTTAATTCCGTAGCTCGTTACCTCAGGTTCGTAATAGTACACACGACCTGTAGGCATAGTAAGTTTCCTATCTCGCTTTGCTCTAAATATTATTTCATCATGCCACTCCTTTAGTTTAGTATACTTGTTATAGAATTGATCGATAATGTTTTGCCAATAGGTTTCATTACCAATCTCTCTGAAGTTAGGATCATTAGCATATGAGTAGGCAGACCCACCATAGATAAGTCTGAATACGAATGTCTTGGCTATAAGCCTCGAGGGTAATCCAAACCTTTCCTGGTTATCAGAGTGCATGTCAGTCCCATCCCAGATTTCTTGTATGGCTAGGTCGTCCTGACTTAGGTAGGCTGCACCTACCCACTCTAATTGTTTAGCATCTGCCTGTAATAACATTATAGATCCTCAAAGTAAACCTCACCACCTTCTACTAATGGTGGTAATGCTCTTGGTAGTATTGGATCCTTAATAATAATTTCAGGTAAAGGATCTGTCTCTACTATGTTAGCTATGTACATAGACTCATCAATAGATTGTTGATCTGCTAATCTATTTTGTTTCCATGAGTGTAATACAAAAGCTGCTGTTGCTAATAATACTGAAGCCATTAATATATATGTAAATACATCCATTAGCTTTTCATTCTTATTGTCCATTATATCTCCTTAATATCTTGAAGTAAAGAGAGACTTAATCTCTCCGTCAAAGTTTTGTAGGTTAGGTCTACTACTAGATAACCTACCTGTTCGTGCTACGCACTGGTTAAGTTGTCCGTGTATTTCTCCTTTCTCCCAGTTGTTATCATCAATCAGCTTACATAAACCTAAGTAGTAAGTTGACTTTCTTTTTTCTAGAGTAGCTCTTGTTAAGAGTATGTCTAGAATCTTTTGACCTTCTGCATTAGGTTTGAGTGAGCGTAAGGTCTTTTCGTCCGTAGAGTAAAGACCTTCTTTAGCGAGCTCAGTTCCTTTTAGAGGTCGTACTCGTCTGGGTAGTTCGAGTTCTTGGTCGAACCACTGTAGTTTGACTTCACCTTTTCTATTGCCTGTTTTGTAATGACCGACAGGCTGTTGACACTTGTACTTAATAATGCCACCATAAAGGAAAGCAGATAAATGATCAACGCTATTAGGGTTAAAGTCAGGAAAATTATGGTATTCAAAAAGTCTCTTATCCAACTTAGCAATCTGTTCTTCAAGTTCGTCTCCTAGTGTTTTGCTTTTATCGTAATCATATAGTATACCATTAAACTCCATCTCTTGCAATACTAATAGATCTTGATTGTGTAAACTAACTAAACGTTTTAGTTCTGATCTGTTGTTAAGTTCTGCGATCTGCTTAGAAAAGACTTGTTCTGTTAGCTTTACATCTTGTTTAAGATAGTCAGTTAGTATCTCTTCTGGTATGTCTGGTGTATCAATACCATTCTTCCAGTACTGTTCTGACACTATGTCTAGTTTAGATTCTAGTCCATAGTGTTCAGCAACACCATTGAGACTAGGGTATGGGTTAGACTGTCCATCAAGTATAAACTGTACGACTTGACAGTCCCATATTCTTTTGTCAGCAAACTTAATTCCATATCTTGCTAACCAATGTAAATCAAATTTAATGTTGAACCCCACAAGGACAGTAGCTGAATCAACTAACTGTTGAACTTTAAGGAGATTTTCCTTGTAGGGCTCATCATCAAACTCTATGTTAAATACTTCGTTATCAATACCAATGTAACATAACTTATTTGTTTTGTCAAATGGATTACCTTTGTTAGATGTAGTAGTTTCTACGTCTAATACTATGTATGGTTTAGATGTCTTCATATCTTGCAATCTCTGGTTTAATTAGTACCTGTGTCTGACCATGACGAAGATCAGGTAGTGTATCTTCATCTCCAATTAGTTTATTCTTAGTAATGTTAAAGTAACGAAGCCTACTAGTGTTGTCTTGTTCTTTACCTATACCGAGGATCCAATCAGCCTCGCCCTGCTTGGCTGTTTTGGAGCCGTCAACCATATCCATTGTTAACCACAGCTTACCTTCAGCTTCACCTGAAGCTTGTGATACAGCTATGACTGGACCATATTTCTTAGCTAACTCACGAGCCCATTGATAGATAGCTTTAAGTTCTAAGTCATTACGATCAGCTTTAAAACCTTTGACTTTATCTATTTGGTCAAAGATAATAAGAGCAGGATTAGTAGACTCAAGAACCTCTTCGATACGTTTGTAGCTTGAACTATCTTCAGAGTCTAAAATCTTAATCCTGTCTCCCACTATATCTTTATATTGTTTATTGTATGCTTCTTTCTGTTGACCAAACAATATGTTTTGTTGTGTACCAAAGAATGCTTGGAACACTCTGATACCTACTTTCTTACCTTGCTCTTCGTTATTGAACCATAGTATATCACCTTCTGTTTGTTTAATCATGTGACTAATCTCACTAGCTAAGAAGGTAGTCTTACCTGTCTCAGGTCTAGCAAAGATAAAACCAAAGTCACCTTTGCGTAGTGAACCTAATGACTTGTTAAGCCATTGTGTTCTCCAACGAAGCCCAGGTGTAGCTATCTGTGATTCATATAGATCTTCTAGATCCATGTTAACAAAGTTAATATCTTCTTGCTCAATGTCAGTGACATCAAACTCTTTAAACTTTTCTAAGAGTTTGTCAACCTCTGCTGAACCATCTTCTACATCAAGAGCGAGCTTGGCAAGATCCCCTGCGAGACCTCGCCTTCTATGCTCACTTAGGAGATTGATTACAGCATCCTTGTTGCTTATCTCAGCATCAAAGATTCTTTGTACTAGAGCCATTAGTTCTTTACGTTCTGACTCTTGTAATAAATAGTTACTGTTGTATTGTAATTCTAATTCCTCACTACTAATGCTATGCTTGTCAGCATACGCATTGTAGTAACTGTCAATACTAATGAATAGTTTATAGTGACCAGTGTAGTTAGTCTTAACATAGTTAAGGTTAACATACTGATAGTACTTATCATAGATAGTTCTGTCTTCACAGAACAATTTAATTATCTGTTCTTCAACCACTGTTCAATCTCCTTAGTTGTGTACTCTTTAGGATCTAAGTCTGTTACTATTACTTTACTTTGTAATCCTAAACCTTTAAGTCTGTTCTTAATTCGTATTGCGTTCTTTGCTTTATCTCTATCTAACCAGATGTAAACCATCTGGTATTTATCTACTAACTCAGACTCGAAGTGAGTAGATAGGCTGCTCCCCAACAATGGGGAGGAGCAGACTGTCTGCAAGCGAGAGATCTTTATCGCTGATAAAATATCTTCTACTAGAATTATTGTAGCAGATTTTCCATAAACTGTCAAGGGTTTAGGACCATTACTTAAATACTTAGGACCATAACTTTTAAAGGATCTACCTTGCCAGTAGTTACCAGTGTTAAGTAAGATCAATGTACCATTGTCAGTACACCATTCTATTTTGTACTTAACAATCTCATCTAATGTAATACCATAAGACAGTAACCACCTCAGTGCTTCTGTTGGAAGCTCTTCAGTGGTATTAATATGACTAGCATTAGTTACTACATTACTGGGTCGTTTTGATTGTTGCACACGTTTACGCAGAGTATCTAAGTCATTCTTAAACTTATGATACTGACAACCAAAGCAATAGAAATGGTCTTCATACTCACCTAAGTTGTCTTTACTACGACACTTAGGGCATGGTAAATGTCTTATAAAATTACTCATTAAATTCCTTAGTTGTAGATCATACAATAACACAAGACTTTTGTCAATGAATAGTGTATAATAT